TCCAGATAGCTTCTTAGTTGAAGGATTATCTTCTACGCGCGCGAGGGGGCGTCTTAATTCAGTCGTTTCAGACGCTTCAGACGTCTTAATCGTCTTAATTTTTTCAGACGTTTCAGACGTCTTAATCGTCTTAATCGTCTTACGGTGCGCCTCGTAATAGCGTCGATTGCGCGCCTGGCGGGCGCTCTTTTGCGAGGCTTGAAACGCCTCGATCGCCATCGCGATCGCCTCGGGCGTGGCGCCCGCCGCCAGCATGCGCCGGATGATATCGGCGAGGCTCATGGCCTTACGCCGCCTTCGCCGCCGGTCGGACCGCCCCCCAAGCTTCAAGAACTTTGATCGGCTCGTCGCGACCCCTGCAAACCGCGTAGGGCACGCCGCGCTCGATCAAGAGCTTGCCGATGTCGATTTGCGCGTCGCTGAGCTTGCCGCGTCGCCGGCGCTTCTGTTCGATGAAGCCCGCCGACCGGCCAAGTTGCGGCGAAATCACGACTAAGTCGGGCAAGCCACGAGTTAAACCGGCCTGGCCGAAGGCGCGCTTGTTCGGGATCGAGGCGACGAGCGAGCCAGGCACGCCAAAGACGCGCCAATGTTCGATCACGGCCGCCGTGATCTGATCCTCGCTCGGCTCGAAACCGCCCCATTTGGCGATCGAGCGATGACGTTCGAACAAGGCCGGATCGGTGGCGCCGATCGCCGCGAGCCAGGCCGTCATGCGCCCGAGGTCGGGATCAATCTCGCCGAGCTCGACGCGGAAAACGTAGCTGCGCGAAAACTTTAACCGTGAGGCCAGTTCCGGCCGGGTGATGCCAGCGCGTTCGCGGGCCTTGATAAGCGCCTCGCGCGGCACGCGATTGTTCTTGTTTATCGAGCGCACATTCGGACTCGGCGGCTGTTGCAAAAAGGCCGCTTAGAGTTGAGCCGCGCGCAAGTTAAGTCAAGATCGGCCAATATGGCCTGTTGACAACAAACTGGCCATCCGTGCTAGGTTGAGCACATGTCAACCTTGTCAAAACGCGATCGCCACCCAAAACACTTCCTAAAGGAGTGGCGGCAATTCCGTTTTCAGACCCAACAGCAGTTGGCGGACAAGGCCGAGACGTCGAAAAGTTTAATCTCCCGCTATGAGACTGGCTCTTTCGATTGGAACACGACCGTTTTCCTTCGGCTTTGCGCCGCGCTCGAAATCCGACCCGACGAAATTTTCGTGAAACCGATCCCCTCGTTGCGTGACGAGCAACGCATGCAGCGCGAACGCGACGTATTTTACAAGCGCCGCGCCCGCGACATTTCCGAGTCGTAAAACGTGGTTTTCGTTCCTTGTGGAGCACTATCCACAAGGCTTGACTTGTTGAGCGCCCCGCACCAACATCGGGCGTATGCGACGCCCTGCGACCACCGACACGACTCCCCGCGACGATGGCGGCAAGGGCGACGAACGCTCGGCGCATAGCCCCCCTAAGCAGTCCGAGCTAGTCCCGGCGGAAGAGGCCCACACACCACCACCTTCCGCCGGGGCGCCGCCATCCGATCCGATCCTCCTCATGATCGCCAATGCGGCGCGCGATCCCGCCGTCGACATTGAGAAGTTTGAACGGCTCATGGCGCTGCGCGAGCGGGTGAGCCAGGCCGACGCGCGGCGCGCTTTCTACGCCGCCATGGCCAAGGCCAAGGGCGAGTTCGGGCCGATCCTCAAGACCCGCGTCGTCGACTTTGAGCACAGCGACGGCCAGGGCCGCACGAATTACCGTTATGAGGAGCTCGCCGACATCGGCGCCGTGGTCGACCCTGTCCTCAGCAAGCACGGGCTGAGCTATCGCCACAAATCGAGCCAGGACGGGGCCAAGATCAAGGTCACGTGCATCTTGAGCCACGAGGCCGGCTTTAGCGAGGAAACGAGCCTCGAGGGCGTCGAGGACAAATCGGGCAAGAAAAACCCCAACCAATCGATCGCCTCAACGGTCACCTATCTGCAACGCTACACGCTCAAGGAAGCCCTCGGGCTCGGCGCGGCGCGCGATGACGACGGGGCCGGCGGCGCGCCAGAGGACCCGGTCATTGAGCCCGACGACGTCGTCTATATCGAGACGTTGATCCGCGACACTGAGAGCAACCTCGCCATCTTCCTCGAGACGATCGGCGCGCCGTCGATCCCTGAAATGCGCATGAGCCAATTCAAGCGCGCGGCCGCCCTCTTGAACGAAAAGAAGCGGAGAGCGTCGAGTGGAGCAACGGTCGGATGAATGGTTTGAGGCGCGTTGTGGTTCGCTCGGCGCGTCCAAGATCGGCGTCGCGATCGGCCGGCTTAAACGGTCGGGCGAGCGCACAGCGGCGGCGATGGACTATCTCTATGAGCTCGCCGCCGAGCAACTCACGGGCGTACCAGCCAAGCGCTCCAATCCGATGTATTGGGGCCGTGAGCATGAGGACGAGGCGCGCGCGAGCTACGCTTTTCTAACCAACCTCCCCGTCGTCAAAGTCGGCCTCATCCCGCACCCGACAATCCCCGACGCCCACGCCTCGCCCGATAGCCTGGTCGGCGACGAGGGCGGCCTCGAGCTCAAATGCCCGACGTCGGCGACGCATCTGCGCACGCTCCTCGAGCAAGCCGTGCCCGAGGATCACTTGCCGCAAGTGCATTGGGCGCTGGCGTGTTCGGGCCGCCAATGGTGGGACTTCGTCAGTTACGACCCGCGCTTTCCCGACCCGCTGCAATTTTTCATCCAGCGCGTCATGCGCGACGAGACGATCATCGGCTCGCTCGAGGCCGAGGCGCGCGACTTCCTCGGCGAGGTCGGGGCGAAGCTCCTCAAGCTCGATGAGCTCTATCCGTGACATATGCGCGCAACACCCGAGTCACGCCGGAAAAGACGCGCGACGAAATCGAGCGCACGGTGAAGAAGTATGGCGCCAAGGGGTTCGCCTCGGCCTGGCAGGGCGACGCCGTGCGCATCGAATTTCTGTGCCGCGATCGGCATATCCGCATGACGATGATTGAGCCCGCCGGCATGCAATCGACGCGCTCGAAATGGCGCTCGCTCCTGTTGCTCGTCAAAGCCAAGCTCGAGGCAGTCGACGCCAAGATCACGACATTCGAAGAGGCGTTTTTGTCGGACATCGTCATGCCCGACGGCCGCACCGTTTGGGAGTCGACGAAAGGGCCGATCAAAATCGCCTACGACAAGAAAGCGCCTACGAACCTGTTGGGGCCGCCGCAATGACGCGGACCTTTTGGCTTTTGCTCGCCTTCGCCGTTGTGACGACGATCGGTTGGGCCGTCGCTTCCATCATGGCGGGACGATGAGACTCACGCGCACCATAACCGACTCGAACCGGCCCGAGCTCATGGCGGCGCTCAAGGCCGCGCCGGTCGGCGCGATTTTCGAGCTTGTCGACGATCCGCGCACGCTCGCGCAAAACCGTCTCATGTGGGCGTTGCTCAACGAAGTCTCGGCCCAACTCGAGCACGGCGGCGAGCACTACGAGCCCGAAGATTGGAAATGCGCCTTCATGAAAGCCGCTGGCCACAAGCTGCGGTTCATGCCGGCGCTCGACGGTAACGGCGTGGTCGCGCTCGGCTACCGCTCGAGCAAACTCGACAAGGAAAAATTCAGCGACCTAATCGAAACGATCTATTCGCAAGGCCTGCAAAGAGGCGTCGTTTTTCCAGGGTGAAACCATGCTCGCCAAACTGCCATCGCCGCCGATCCGCATCGCTCACTTGCCGAAGGATCATCGCGGCTATCCGATCCCGTGGTTCGTCGCCTGGCTCGCCGAAGACCTTGACGGCAAGCTGGTTGAGGTCGACCGGCAGCGGCCCGGCGCCAAGGCTGACTTTCGCATCCTCGGCCGAGGCAAGCGCGAGCTCGCCGTCAAGAAGCGCCTCTGTTGGGTTTGCGGCGAGCCGCTCGGCGTCCATCAAGTCTTTCCAATTGGACCGATGTGTTCTGTGAATAGAACGACGATGGAGCCGCCATGCCATCGCGCTTGCGCCGAATATTCCGCAACCGCGTGCCCGTTCCTGACCGTGCCGGCCCGACGGCGCAACGAGGAAGGCCTCGACATGAAAGAGCATCACGTCGCCGGCGACATGATCGCCCGCAACCCTGGCGCGATCGCGCTTTGGGAGAGCGGCTATCGGATTTTCGAGGTTCATAACGGTTGGCTCATTCGACTCGGCGAGCCGACCCGCGTCGATTGGTGGACAAAAGGACGTCACGCGACGCGGGCGGAAGTCCTCGGCGCGCTCGACGCTGGCTATCCGTCGCTTGTGGAGGCCGCGCACCGCGACGGTCCCGAGGCGCTCGAGGAGCTCGAGCGCCTGAGATTGAAGGCGCTGGACTATCTGCCGAGGGCCGCATGAACAAACCCTATCTCGAGCACAAGACGGCGTTGTCGCCGGCGGAAAAATTGCGCGTCGCCGTGGCCGTGCTCCTCGACGGTTTCGACCAACATCGGGTCGCCGCGCTCATGGGCGTGAACATGGGCCGCGTTAACGAGGCCGTTATGGCCGTGCGCAAGGCGATCGACCCCGAGAACAACGAACGCGACGAGCTCGCCACGTGAATTTAACCCGCTCAACCAAGGAGGAAAGCAAATGGCAAAACAAAAGAAAATCTTCGCGACCGAGGCCGAGAGGGCCGACAACATTGTCAGCTTGCGGACGTTGCTCGAGGGCAAGGTCACTTTCAAGCGGTTCGAGGTTTGGATTGTCGGCGATACGCCGCTCATCACTCATTCGTGGAGCGAGAAGGCGCGGCGCGACATGCTGCGCAAGCAAGTGAAGGCGGTCGAGGCGGCGGGGCGCAAGGCGCGTAATCCCGAGGAAGATTTTCGCAATAGCCTCTATGAAATCGCCAAGGACATTTACGCGTTTCCGACCACGGCCGCCAAGCTCGCGCTCACGACGGCGGCGCATGAGGACAAAGGCATCGCCAAGACGGCGATCCTGGCCAACGTCTGGTTGGATTGCCGGATGTATCAAGTGCGCCCCGCGCTCGCCGGCGCCGTGTGCGACATGCCGCTGACCCGCATCTATGGGGCGAAGCCGCAAATGCGCGAGGACATGGTCAGGGTCGGTTCGGGCGTGAGGAAAACCGCGACGCTCGCCTATCGGGCGCAATTTTTCCCGTGGGCGGCGAGGATCACGGGCCGGTTCAATCCGACGCAAGTCCCCGAGGAGGCGCTCGCCTTCCTGTTCGACGAGGCCGGCCGCGCGTGCGGTCTGTGCGACTGGCGCAACGAGAAGCGCGGCGTGTTTGGCGCGTTCCATCTCGCCTTGGAGCAAGAGGAGGCGGAATGGGACCGCTTCGCCAAGGGCGAGGGTCCAATGCCCATTCCTGAGAGCGCAGCAATGATGGAGGCGGCGGAATGACGCAATATGCTTTCAACGGCGCAGTAACCGGCCGGATCAAGCGCGCCGGCCCGCAAGTGATCGGCGAGGCGCTCGAGGCGATCCGCCTCGAGCACGCTGGCGAGCTCCACCCGCAAGCGGTCGTCGAGGGCGCTCGGCCTCCCGAGAGCCCGCTACACCGCTATTTCGAATGGAACGATAAGAAGGCCGCCGACGCCTATCGCGTCGACCAAGCCCGCGCGCTGATCCGCTCCATTCGGGTTGTCGACGACGATCGATCGCGACCGGCGTTCCTGTCCATTCGGAGCGACAGCGGGATCGCCTATCGTTCGGTCCAAGACGTGTTGAGCAACAGCGATTTCCGCGAGCGTCTCCTCACGCAAGCGCAGCGCGATCTTGATGCGTGGACGCTGCGTTACAGAGAGCTTCGGGAAATTGTCGAGTTGGTTGAACCGGCTCGGCGTGAGCTTCGCCGGCGGGTCGAAGGGCCCAACGGCGAGGAAGCCCGCCCTTGAGCGGGTTGGCATGGCGTGGCGTGGCCGGGATTAGCACGGCCTGGCCAGGCATGGCGGGGCTGGCGTGGCCCGGCCTGGCCGGGGCGGGTTCGGCGAGGCGCGGCGCGTCGGGGCCTGGCCTGGCTGAGCTTGGCGAGGCGTGGCGACGCCTGGCGAGGCTGGCAGGGCGCGGCGGGGCATGGCATAGCCAGGCTTTGGCGCGGCTCGGCATGGCGTTGCTGGCGTGGCCCGGCACGGCTCGGCGCGGCGTTGGCGTGGCGGAGCTAGGCAACGCTCGGCTTGGCTGGCTCGGCATGGCAGGGCCCGGCTTTTCAAGACTTGGCGTGGCTTGGCGTGGCTTGGCTGGCAAGGCTGCGCGCGGTCTGGCGCGGCTCGGCATGGCACGGCTTCGCAGGGCGCGGCGAGGCTGGCTCGGCATGGCTCGGCAAAGGCCTGGCTCGGCATGGCTCGGCAACGCGTGGCGGGGCTGGCGCGGCATGGCGCGGCACGTCAGAGCGGGGCTCGGTCAGGCGCGGCTCGGCTGGGCTGGCTCGGCCTGTCCAGGCGTCGCTTGGCTGGGACCGGCTCGGCTCGGCCCGACTCGGCATGGCTGGCGCGGCTCGGAGTGGCGCGGCCGGGCTACGCTCGGCGCGGCAACGCGCGGCGCGGCACGGCATGGCCGGCAAGGCTCGGCCCCGCTCGGCGCGGCCTGGCTCGGCTCGGCGCGGCTCGGCGAGGCATGGCTCGGCTGGCGGGGCATGGCAGAGCAACGCGCGGTGCGGCGCGGCAAAGCCACGCTCGGCGCGGCTCGGCTCGGCTCGGCATGGCTGGCGCGGCGAGGCTTGGCACGGCCTGGCGGCGCAAGGCTCGGCTCGGCTGCGCAACGCTCGGCCGGGCGAGGCTGGCGGGGCCAGGCCGGGACGGGCGACGCGAGGCGTGGCGCGGCTCTGCATGTCACGGCTGCGCGGCGCGAGGCATGGCTCGGCTGGCAGGGCGCGGCGGGGCATGGCGGGGTCGGGCCCTTCGCGGCGAGGCAATGCCGGGCGTTGCTGGCGCGGCCGGGCGTGGCCTGGCAACGCATGGTTAGGCGAGGCGGCGACTGGCGTCGCATGTCTGCGCTGTGCCGGGCGTTGCTGGCGCGGCATGGCTTGGTCAGGTTGGGCGGCGCCTTCGCTCGGCCAGGCGAGGCATGGCGTGGCTTGGCGCGGCTCATGAGGGCAACCTCATGAGCCGTAGCCGCCGCCGCGAATTTTCGATCGGCGATCGCATCGCGATCGTTGGCCGCGCGACCGATGGCAGCGGTAAAATCCATTGCGAGCGCTGCGGCGCGTGGTGTCGCAAGCGCAAGGATTATGCGATCGATCATGTCCTCGCCGAGGGCATGCGCCCGGCCGCCGATCTTGCCCGCAAGCTCACGCCGGCCGACGGGCAGTTACTTTGTCTCGACTGCCACACGCCTAAGACGAAAACCGACAAGGGCGACATCGGCAAGGCGAAGCGCCTCGAGGCGGCGAGGCTCGGCGTGTCGACGCCGCCTCGCCGCAAAATCAATTGGGGCCATGGCGAGCGCCAGGATAAGCCGCCGCTCAAGGTCGCCAACGGCAAACCCCGCATCGCAAGGGAGTATGGACAATGAACCCACGGCCATCATTACGAGAGGCGCTCGCGCGCGCTGACGTCGCCGAGCTCGACGACAAGGCCGACGCGCTCGGCCGCGAGATTGGCCAGGCGATCGCCATCGCGCTCGAGGAGCATGAGACGCCGCCGCCGGCGCAGCAACCGCAACCGAGACGGTTCGACCCGACCGAGGAGGAAGAGCGCGAGCGCATCCTCGACGCGGCGCTCGCCGACGCGATCGAGACGGTTTCGCGCCATCGCATGCGACTCGGCCGGCGCGTGTGCTCGAGGCCCGACGGAACCGTGACGCGGAAAATCTTTGAGCTCTTGCGCGGCATGGCCGGCGTCGACGGCGGCAGCGACAGCGATGCGAGTTTTCAATGAGCCCAATGCTGAGTTCGCGAGGCGAATTGTTGGGCCTCGAGGACGCGGCGAAACGCGTCGGCATGCACACCGAGCCGTTTCGACGTTTGGTGAAAGCCGGCAAGGGGCCGCCGGCGACGAAGAGGCCAGGGTCGAACCGTTGGTTTTTTTGGGGCAACGAGCTCGACGCCTGGTTTGATAGCGGGCGGCTTACGCCGCCGCGCGCATGAACGGCACGACGTTGGTGAGCGCCGCGAGTTGAGCGGCCCAATCGGCCAGCGCGAGCCTTTGATCCTCCAAAGTCTCGGCCTGGTTGTAGACGCCCGCCACGCCCTTGCGGACGCCGGTCAAATGGCCGAGCAAATCCTCAACGACCAACGGATGGACCTTCGCCTTGTGCATGCGCGTCGCCACCGTGCGGCGGATATCGTGCAACGTCCAACGATCGCCCGCCGGCATGGCGGCACGGACCTTCGTCGTTTGCTTATCCCAACCTTGCAAGGGAGCGCGGAAGCCCGAGCCCTCGCCGAAGATGTAGGCGTCGGGCGCGAGGCCTTCGACGCGCGCCTCGAGCATCGGCGCAAGCGCCTCGGCCATCGGGATCGTGCGGGCGCGGCCAGTCTTGGAAACGACCGCCGGAATTGTGATCGTGCGCTCGTCGAAGTCGAACCAATTCGGTTGCATGCTTGCGCCTTCGTCCCGACGTGCGGCGGTATGCAAGAGCACGCGCATGAAATCGGAAAATGTCGAGCCGTCCGCCGTCGCGCTCATCATCGCGGCGAGCTCGGCGTCGGTCAGCACGCGCGAACGCTCGCGGCTCTTTTCGCTCACTTGCTTCGGCACGCGATCGAGGACGTTGTCAGGCGCATGCGCGCGCAATCTCGCGAACCCAAGCCAAGCGCGAATTTCGGCATGAGCGCGGTTGGCGGCGATCGGCCCGTTGTTCGTTCGGACGCCGTCAAGATGCGCGATCATTTCGGGCTGCGAAATTGAGGAGACGGCGCGTTCCATGAGCGGCGCGAGGACGCGCCTCAAGCGCGTCATGCGCTCGCGCCGCGACGCTTGCTTGAGCGGAGCGTCGGCCATAAAGCCCGGCTCGTAGGCGTCGAGAGAAGCGCGCACCGTGATCGTGCGGGCATGTTCAACCTGACGCGCAATGACCGCGTCTTTGCGTTCGCGGCTCGGGTCTTTGCCTTCGGTCAGCGCGACACGATAGCGGTGAACGGTGTCGCGCGCGTCGGCGAGCGACGTCGCTTGAAACGAAATGCGCGCGCCTTTCTTGGTGAGCGGCGATCGATATTCAAACGACCACGACTTGCCGCCGGTCGCCGAGATGCGCAGCACGAGGCCGCGCTCACGCAATTCCTTGAAGCCGGTTTTCGGCGGCGGCGTGGTGTCGATAATCTTCTGAGTGAGCGGTTTCATTGGTTCGGCCTTGTTCTTCTAGGAGCGGGGCTATGTGGACGTCATGTGTACAAAAAATCGCCCACGACGTGTCTATATGTCACGTGCTCCAATCCGTCAATAGCCGTGAAACACCGCGAAACACAACTGACAGCGAGGATTTGGTGGTTGGGTTTGTCGGTACACATAGGGGCTCGTGTGTACGCCCGACCCGTCTGAAAATTACGGTGTCGGTGGTTCAATTCCTCCCCTGGGCACCACTTCCTAAGTAACTGAAAAATAAGCTAAAAACTGGCCCCCACGAGGGGCCTTTTTCTTGCTCTGCACACACGAAAAAACGGCCAGATGTGGACAGCGTGTGTGCAAGCGCTAGAATTTGACGCCCCGCTTGAAGCCACAACGACCGCGCGCTATATGTTGAGCGAGAGGCAACCAGGGAGAAAAAAAATGGAAGCCGCCGTTTGCATCGTCGTCGCCTGTGCGTTCCTCGTCGCTTGCCTGGCCGACGTCAAAAAGCCGTTCTAATCACTGACCCGGCAATTGACCCGCTGCGCCCCGGCTCAACAGAAGCGATCGCACCGCGTCGCGGAATGGCGCATCGGGCATCACCGGCGCCTGGAATTTTGCGGTCGAGGCGGTCGTTCGATAGGCGTCGAGCGCTTGCTGCTGCGCCTTCATGCCGGCGGCGTTCAAACCCCGCTTGAGAAGGAAGCCGGCGCCGAGGCCGGCGATGTCCTCGGGGATTTGCGCCCAAGCCGGTTGATGGCCTTCCTCCGTACCGGCGAGGCTCAGGGCCCCCGCGCCGCCCAAGCCGATCGCCGGCCACATCAAATGATGTTTCAAATCCCACATCGTTAAGCCTTGGCCGCTGGTCAGGGGCGCTTGCGCCGTGTCGGAAAGCGTGTTGGCCGCGTCATATTGCGGCGTGCCCGGCTTGATGAAACCCATTCCCGATTTGCTGTTCATGTACGCGCCCATCTGCGCGCCGATGTCGGGCTTGTTGCCCCTCTGGCTCTTCTGGATCATCGTGTTGAGCGTGTCGACTTCCTCGGCTCGGCCATGGATGAGGTCGCCGGCCCTTTGCACGAGCCCCGCGTAACCGCTCGCTTGGTTGCCGGCCGGCACGCCGGCGAACGGCAAGCCATTGTCCATAACGTTGCCGAGCGCCGCGCTGAGCTTGGGCGCGTACTCTTGATCTTGCACGCTCGAGCTCGGGGCGTTGGCGATCTTGTCGAGGCTGCGCTGCGCCTCCTGAATGTTGCGCCCGGTCAGCTGCGCCGACCCGTAAAGGTCGTCAAGGATGGCCGACGTCCCGCTCGCTTGCTTGAGGCGCTTGTTGGTGAGGTCGGTCGTGTTGCCGATCGTTTGCTTGAACGCGTCGAGCTCGGGGTGCACTTCGCTTTTCGCATCGAAAATGATGTTGTCGAGCGGCTTGTAAATGGCTTGCGCGGCGGCGTGGAGGTCGTCGGCCGAAATCGGCGGCGCGAGTGCGCCGCCCCGGCCGACAACGCCGCCAGGCGCGCCGCCGGCGGCCCCGAACAATGTCCCGACGCCGATATCCAAAGGCGAGACGCTTTCGCCGCGTCCAACCTCGCCGGCTGCGGTCGAGCCGCCGCCGACTGCGGCCGAGCCGAGCACGCCGCCGAGCCACTTATTGCCGCCGACAAGAGGCGTGATCGCGCCACCCGCGCCGCTGGCGAGCTCGCCGAGCGGGCCGCCGCCGGTCATGGTCGCGGCGATCGTGCCCGCTGTACCGAGCCGGCTCGAGGCGGCCGCCGTGTCGGCTTTGGCCTTCGCGAGGTTGCTCAAATAGTCCGTGCCTTGGGTGTTGCCCGTGACGTCGCCATAGAGCGCCTTGAGGCTGGCGAGCGTGCTGTCGCCCGTGCCGTAGACGTTGGCCGCCGTGCGGGCATAGTCGGCCGCCGCGCCGCCGATTTGGCTCAAGCCCGACCCGGCCGAGGCCAGGTGCGCGAGCAAAAAGTCCTTCGTCGACGCGTTCGCGGCGCGCGGATCGTTCCAACCCATGTTGCCGAGCGTGTCGTCGCCAGGCTGAGCGATATCGCTCGAGGCGGGCGCGGCCGTCGGCTTGAAGCCCATAAGCGGGTCGGGCGCCGCCGCAACCGGCTTGAAACCAAAGAGCGGATCGTCGGCCATTAGAGCCCCGTCGGGTCAATGCCCTGCGCGCGCAAGTGCGCAATGAGCGGGCCGCGCTGCGTCGGGTCTTTGGCGATCACCGCTTGCGCGGCCGCCTTGGTATCATCGGGCATAGGTTTGAGGTCGCTTGAACTCGAGGAGCTCGAGGGCGTCGCGGCGTCCGCCGGCGTTGGCGCCGGGCGCTCTTTCTGGCCGCCGACATAGAGCGGGCCGCCGGGCTTATAGATCGGGCTGACCTTGTCGTAGTCACTATCGCTCAAGTCGGGATCGCTTAACCGGCCGGTCGCGCCGAACAACTGCGCCCGCTTCGCTTGTAGCTTCGCTTTGTAGGCGTCAATCGACGCCTGGAAGCTTGCGACGTCGGTGTTCCGATCGGGCATGGTCGACTGCGACGGCAAGTCTTGCTTGAGCTCTTGTTGCGTGATGCGGCCCGCGCCTTTGAAGTCCTGCACGCCGGCCGCATATTGGCCGCCCATGATCTTGTTGTAGAGGGCGATCGTGTTCGACGTGTCGGGCGAAAGGCCGACCATGCCCGTCGTTTTATATTGGTTGGCCCCGCCCAAAATATCGGGCAACGCTTTGCTGTTCTTGAGCGTGTCGAGGTCGGCGAGCACGCTGTCATAAGCGTCTTTGGCCGCCGGAAAGTTTGCCGTGTCCGCGTCGAGGTCTTTCTTGCGCGTCAGCTGCTCGGATTGGTTCGCTGCCGACCATGCGCTGTAAGACGTCGGATCGCCCTGCGTCCACGGGATCGACTTGCCCGCGTTGGTGAGCGCCTTCTCGGCGTGCATCTGCGCTTGCCAAGCCGGGTTGCCGCCGACGCCGGCTTGCGTCTCAATGAGCTTCGACATGATCGTTGGATCGGCCATCACGGCCGGCGCATAGCTCGGATCGAGCCCCGCCTTTTGCAGCATGGCCGGCACGCTCTGGCGGTAGGCCGCCATCTGTTGCTGTTCGATGTTGTATTGCTGCAACTTCATGAGGTTGTTCATGAGCGAGCCGGCGTCGGGCCCGCCTCCGCTCGTGGCGTTCACCATGGTTTCGCGATCGCGCGGGTTGTTGGCGAAGCCGGCCGCCAGCATGCCCATGCCGCGATTGAACATGTCGCTGGATTGCTGGCGCTGCATCAACTGCACGAACATCTGCCCGAGGTCGGGCGGCGTTTGATAGGCCTGCGGCTGCGGCGGCGGCGCTTGACCGCCAGGCGGCCCGTTGGGAGGGCCGGGGCCGCCTGGCGCCGGCGACGGTCCCGAGGCGCCAGGACCGCCGCCAGGCCCCGCCGGTCCGGCTGCGGGGGGCATAGGGCCGGCAAGGGGTTGAGGGCCGGCTGGCGAGCCTGGTTGGCCCGGCATTTGGCCCAAACGGGCGGCGATCTGCGTTGCGGGGTCAGGTCGCCCCATCGCCGATTGGATAAGGTCGAGGATGCCAGGCATGGCTCAACTTCCCTTCTGAGCCTGTAGGCCGCGCAAGATCGTGTTGAAATTTTGCGTGAAGCCCGAGCCCGGCCCGCTCTGAGCCGGTTGCCAATTGGCGAGGAAGTTTTGCAAGACGCCTGGCGAGGGCTGGCCGCCGCCGGGCGGCGCTTGGGGCACGGTCGCGCCTGGCGTGGTCACAGGGCCAGGGTTGGCGAGCATGCTGAGCGTGCTCTGCCAATTGTTCGGCGCGGCCGCCTGCGCGGGCTGCGCCGCCGGCTGAGCGGCGCCTTGGAGGCTTCCTTGCGGCGTGAAGGCCGCGAAGTTGCGCCCGTATAAGCCTTGAATGCCGCCTGGCGATCCGGGCGGCGCGAAATTCGCGCCATAGGCCTGCGCCGCGCCAGGCTGGCCCATGAGGACCGCGTTGCGCATCGCCGTCGCGTCCGGGGCTGGCGCTTGCGGTTGTTGCGGCGTCGAGTTGAGCGTCATACCCGGCGGCGCGGCGATCGGCTGGCCGAGCGCGTTGGTCGGCGTGCCGGCATAGGTCGGCGGAAACGGGAGCGCTTGGCCGTAAAACCGCGAATAGGGGTTCGACCATTGCGACGGGTCGAATTGGAACGGATAAGGCTTGTTGCTTGTGTCGTCAGCCATAGCCGGCGTCTCCGTAAGGAT